CTGGATGTTTCTACCAAATGGTGGAGAGCAATCACCAAATATCCATGGATTGCTGTCAACAAACGACTAAAGTTTGGTGAGGGTAAAGGTGCTGCACCGTTTCAGTCTGCTATTGTATATCTTGGCAAGGATCTTGACCGATTTAAGAGTAACTTTGGTAAATATGGCACACTCTATGTGCCAGTTCATTAAAGTGTCCACTAACTTAACCATGCCCACCTGATTCCTGTATATTAAAAGAGTCAAACAAATGACACCGATGGATTCTTATCTGAGCGAACAACAAGTCGAAGAACTTGTAAACTTTGACTATGTAAGTGAAGACCTTTCCGATCTTATTGAAGAAGAAAAGTTTAACGTAAATGACTATCTGAACTCCAACATTGACTACTGAAATGAACTTCCCAACCACCACTGTCAACGTCCTGCCTCACATGCAGGAGCTCCGTCAACAGTGGCGAGAGCAAGATTTTCGCCTCACTAAGGAACAGCAGGAACAATATGACATGCTGTTGCAAGCACGAAAGGAGCGAGTTGCATGGTTCTATGAAGTAGATCGAGTGCAAAAAGGTCCGAAAGTTTCTATTAAGAAAGAGGTAGAGGAAGACCAAGACAGTTGAACAAGTGGCACAGAGGCGCTCCTATGGGTGTCTCTGTGCTTTATATTATCTACATCGACGGAACAGCATTGACCATCACTCTTCGCCCACATCAACAGCGCATCACTGATCGTATGCTTGCATACAACAAAGGTCAGATCATTGTGCCCACGGGTGGTGGCAAAACTTTGACAATGATCATGGACACTCAACGTCGCCATGATGTTATCAACAACGGCACCACTACTGTTGTTGTCGCTCCCCGCATTTTGCTGGCAGAACAACTGTGCTCTGAGTTCTTGGAGGTTATTGATACTTCCAACACTCACATCATGCACGTTCACAGTGGTGAGACTCATCACTTCAGTAGCACCAAAGCAGACAAGATTCATCTGTTTGCTACCACTGCAAGAACTGCGGGTGAGAATGTTATCATCTTCACCTCTTACAACTCTCTTCAGCGTATCGTTGATGCTGACATTGAGGTGAATACTATTTACTTTGACGAGGCACATAACAGCGTCAAGCGTAACTTTTTCCCTGCCACTGAGTTCTTTGCAGAGAACGCAGATCGTTGCTATTTCTATACAGCAACACCTAAACATTCTCTGACGCCTAAGAAACCAGGCATGAACTGGTCTGTTTATGGTCAAGTTCTTGCCAACATTCCTGCACCTGAGTTGGTTGATGGTGGTTATATTCTTCCTCCCAAAGTTGTAGTTAAGCAACTGCCTGTGATTAAAGGTCGCAAGGTGATGTATGCTGAGGATGCTGACAACCTGCTCGAAACGATTGATGACAACAACATCGACAAGACTCTGATTTGTGCTCGTACCACAAAGCAGATTATGGGTCTTATTTCTCAGTCTGATTTCTGCCTGGAGATTGCTAAGCGAGGTTATTCTTGGATGACGATCACATCTAAGACTGGTGCAATCATCGACGGTAAGAAAGTCAACCGCGAAGAGTTCTTCAACACACTGAACACCTGGGGCAAGGATTCTAACAAAAAGTTTGTTGTTATCCACCACTCTATTCTGTCCGAAGGTATCAACGTCAGTGGACTTGAGGCAGTTATCTTCATGCGTAACATGGACTACATTGGCATCAGTCAGTCTATCGGTCGTGTAATTCGTTTGGGTAGCACTGAGAAAACTTTTGGTCTTGTTTGTATTCCAACCTATGACACGGTTGGTATCAGCACTGCCAAGAAAGTTCAGGCAGTTGTTGATGTTGTCTTCAATCAAGGTCAACCCGCTATCAGTGAGATTCGTCGATGACTTACACCAAAGAACAACTTATTAACGCTCTCCAAAGAGAATATGAGTATTTGACCCATGATGACTTCAATCCATTTGAAGATATGACTGCTGAGGAACATTTAGAGTGGTTGCATACTCTGCCGTGGGAAGATTTAGTGGAGGTAACATGTACTGATGAAAATTATACTTTAGATGAATATATGAAAAACTGGGTATAATGTGCTATAATTAAAATAAAACGATAATCTATGACAGAGATCAACACAGTACAAAAGTTTGGTGAAGTTTTCACTCCCCAACATGTTGTTGATAAACTTCTCGTGGATGTTGATTATTCTAACCCAGAGTTAAAGTTCTGCGAACCATCATTCGGTGATGGCAGAATTCTGTTGGAATTGAAGAACAGATTGATGGAATATCACACTGAGGAGCATGTCATTGTGAACATGCTTTATGGTGTTGAGATACAGGAGAACTGGTATATTGCTGCTGTTAAGTTAATCAATCCGAATGGATATGAGCATAACTTCGTGTGTGCATCTGCATTAAACTTTGAAGGATTATTCAATCCACTGAAAGATTGGGTTGGATTGTTTGATTATGTGATTGGCAATCCTCCATACAATCGCAACATACTGAAGAAAGGTGAGGTCACATCTATTTTTTGGGAACCGTCAGGTTATACTACCAAACTAGCATATTGTTGCTTTGTTGTTCTTGCTGAGTATATTCTGAAACCAAAGGGACAAATTAGATACGTTATGCCTTGTTCGTTTACACATAACGAGAACACTGAGCAGTTTCGTGAATTTTGTAGGGTTAAACTGAACATCAAAAGCATAGAAATCCTGCCAGATGATGTCTTTGATGGTATTATGATCAGAACCTGCATTTTCATTGCAGCGAAGGGGTCACAGCACGGGGAGATACAACTAAAACGCCTATGGAATGGTAAAGTATATGAAACTACCACATTTTACAATGAGTTCAATGAGATCCCACTTTTCCTGGGTGATGTAAGTAAATCCATCTATGAGAAAGTGATGCAGAACAGGAACATTCCAACTGCATATAAAGGATGGAATGGAGTTGATAGTTATGCAAAACATAGCAGCAAAGATCCCCTTGAATATGAATATCCATATGTTGATGGATTGAAGGGAGAACCTATCATTTGCTCCACCAAATACCCTGATAAAGTGAAAGCCAAAGTCAACAAAAAGAAGAACAATGTTGGCGTCTATGATCGATTTCATCTGAGAAAGTTGTTGATCAATGAGGTTATGTTCAACTCCTTTGAGATAACCAATCATATCAAATACTTCATTAAAGATGAGAATGGAGAATATGGAGCATCACCTAAACACACTGTAATTGCCATGAATGATGAGAACATGGATGATTATATTGATGATCTTCGATCACCCATTGCTCAACTGATGTTGACTGTGATGAAAGACTACAACCACAATGATTCCAAACTTTTTAGATACTTACCATTTGGTCTCAAAAATATACAACTTGATGACAAAGAGCAAGCATTAGTAGATCTTTTCAAAGAGACTTCTACTGATAAGGTACACTCATTAAAAAAGGATTGACAGAAAGTTCAGAGACGATTATGATGAGAGCATCGAATCAATTAAGCATGTCTTTCTCTCACATCACTAAAGCAGCAACCGAAAAACTTAAAACCCGAGTTCAAAGCATCTGGTTTGATGCTAATGGTGAACCCAAACCTAATTATATTTGGAAAATCTCAGATAACACACCTAAAGGTGATGCAGGTGAAGAGATTGTGGGAGGTATTTTCCAAGAACTTTACGGCGAATTGTATGAAGGATATACCGTAAAGGTTGACGTTGTTGGTGCAGAGAAAGGAGATTATGATGTTATTGTAATTGTTGAGGAACTTGATATTACTATCAAAATTGAGGTGAAAACTGCAACACTTGATAGCAAAGGCAAGTTTCAATGGAATGGATTGAAAAAAGAAATTGATTATGATTATGCTTTCGGTTTGGGTGTTCGCCCTGATGATTTCATTTTTGCAATTCAATCTCGTAAGCATCTGGAAGATCGACTCACCACAAATATGGCACGAGATGTTGAGGGTTCCTATAAATGGTCTAGCATTAAAAAAGATAACATTAAAGTTCTGAATAAAGAGAACTTTACAAATCGACTTGAAGAATTGTCGCTGGTGTGACAGTTGGTCAAACTGTCCACCATTTGACCACAGCACCCCAATCCCGTGTATATTAAAGAAGTGGAGGGGAACAGGACACCCGATCATCACTCCTAGCGAGTCAGTTGGCAACTCTACTGCTGATGATAAACTCCACATCACACGAGAGGTAAACTAAAATGTGTTCTCATCCGCAGAACCGCCTCTCACACATTTTCTCTATTATGGCAACTCGTTCCCGCATCGGCATTGAACTTAAAGACGGATCTATTCTGTCTGCTTATCATCACTGGGATGGTTATCCGCAGTGGTTGGGTCGCATCCTGAACACACATTACACCTCCCGCGATAAAGTTGCTGACCTGATTGATGGCGGCGACATGTCATCCTGCTGGACAAATGAGCGTTGGGCTGGTGTTAATGAGCACGGTGGTCAAATGAAAGAAGAGACCGCAGAATATGGTCCTCAATACTATTCACAACGCGGTGAAGACTGCCCTCCTCGTTATGACAATAGCATGAATGATTTTCTGTCTAATGGTGAAGAATACTCCTATGTTTTCACCAGTGCAGGATGGGTCTGCTACGATATGAACGAGTTCAATGATAATGACCCTGAAATTGTTGAGATTCCTAGTGGAGCACTTGCCGTCTGATCCAGTTTGAGAAGTGGCACAGGAGGGGTTGAAAACCCCTCTTTTTTATGCAATGATGTAATCATGAAAAACACACACATCGAACATCCCGAAGATTCTATCCTAACGGGTGATCTTTCTGTATTGGATTGGTTCCTTGCTGAATCACATCTTT